AGGCTCATACATTTTACCCAACTCACTTGTGGAAAAACGAGAGTAGACATATACTGGATAATTATATTGTAACAAATTGTAACTAACCCTTAATAATTGAAAAAAAGTATGATATAATAAGAGTATAGCTTATATGTATTCTTCTTCAAAGAATACGTAATTATAAATTCATAACAACATCCTTAGATGTTGTCATTCATTAACAATTACATTATTATACATATCCCTTAAAGGATATGTATATATATTATTAAATCCCTTTATCCCTATATTTATTTGCATTAAACATTCCTCCTTGAGGGAGGATAAGAAGAATCAATCTGCAAATAAATATATGTTCCCTCCCACTCTCTTGCGAGAGATGGAGAGGAATAACATGTTGCATCCTTGCAACAAAGAGTATTCGTGCTTCCCTGCACTCATGCAGTTCCTGCTCTGTCGAGCTTCTTGCGAGACATCAGACTTGAAGACCTTGTGTAAACAAGGCTAGCCTCAGGAAGAGGCTATTGAATTATAGAGAGTAAAGCAAGAAAGTCTTGCATACGCCTGCTAAGCGTTTTGTGTGTTTAATACGCATCTGGTGCAAGTCCAGTGCTCTCTGCCAAGTTAAAGGAAGGTGCCGCTAAGTGGCTGGCAACGTGGCTTGAACCCACGGGTATTGGTTAGTAGCCGGTAGGGGTTCGATTCCTCCACCTTCTTCCAAATGAGATATTGTATGACTGACGAGAAAAAGAACAAGTTCAAAGGCGAAGGCCACAAGTGGCTTACGCAAGGGTTGTTCCTTGAGACAACACAACAGTCTGAAGACAGATGTCTGTATACAATAATGCCTTGGGATAAGAGAAAGAACGGTAAATACTATCCTAGCATACATAAGCTATTCGTAGAAATGGCTGATGTTAGTGAATGGAAATTTGCAAATACATATTTTGATGGATATCAGCATTGGTTGCAAGTTAAAGCTACAGGCTTCTTTAAGCCTGTATATGCAGCAATGGTCGAAGAGCTTCATGCAAAGATTCAACATATGGCTGTAGAGAAGATGATGGAACAAGTGGAGGCAGGCGAAGCCAGCCAAGCTACCTTGTCCTATCTTGCAAACAAAGGATATTTAGACAAGGCTGCCGTAGGCAAGCCTAAGAGACGTAAAGCTCCTAGGAAAGAAGGGAATGTTGTCTCAGCTGACTTTGAAAGGATTACAGGTAAATAATTATGCCTATAAAGAAAACTACAGGTAAGAAAGAAAAGATTAAAACCACAGGAAAGCGGAAAGTTTCTATCACAAGTGCTGCTGAAAAAAAGAAGCAACGTAGTGTAGCTAATAGGACGAGCAAGGTAACTACTCCTACTAAAGAGAACGTGCAGAAACCTAGATCTAAATTAGATAAAGAAGCTAGGAGCCGAAAAGCCTCTCCTCCTAATAAAAATATGGGCAAAAGTGCTGGGCAAAACGCCCAAGGTAAGAGAACAGGCAGAGGAACTGAAGTTAGTAATAAAACTTTAGAGAAGAGAACTAAAAGAGACCTTAAAGACGTTCAGCGCACACGTAAAACGGACGCTGCTAAAAAGGTAGCTAAGAAGAAGGCTAAGAGAGCAGTAGTTAAGACAGCCGCTAAAGCTGTTGTAAAGAGAGCAGGTTTAGTTGGAGCAGCCCTAACAGCTGCTGAAGTAATAGCTAAAGAGAGTAGAAAGAGTAGAGCAGCCTCCAAAGGTAAAGGCCCGTCGGGGCAAATGAAAAGAAAATCCCGCAAGAAGAAAAGTAAATGATTAGTATAGACCCCGCGCCCAGTTTATCTGTGCGTAGCTCAGTCTGGTAGAGTTCTCGGTTTGGAACTGAGATGTCGTAGGTTCAAATCCTACCGCGCAGACCAATTTATAAGGGAAACAGTTATGGAACGGACGGGCCTCCAAAGCCTTGTCGAGGGGGTTCGATTCCCTCTTCCTTTGCCAATTAGAGAATAGATGAAAACACAAATAGAAGAAATCAGAGACTTAGCAGAAAGCGATTTATATACATTCGCTAGGCTAGTCCATCCTGAACGTGAATATGGAGAGATCCATAAGAAAGTGTTTGGGTGGTTGCAGAATGGGGAATGCCCCAATCAGCTTCTTCTATTACCAAGGGCTCACATGAAGAGCCATTGTATTGAAGTTTGGGTGTGTTGGTGGATCACTAAACATCCAGACACATCTATTCTATATGTCTCTGCAACAACTACGTTAGCAGAGGCACAGCTTTATGCTATTAAGAACACTCTTACATCTCCCACCTATCAGCGCTATTGGCCTGAGATGATTAATGAAGAAGAGGGGAAAAGAGAGAAGTGGACTACAGGTGCTATTAGTGTAGACCACCCTAAGCGTAAAGAAGAGGGCATACGAGACTTCACCTGCATAGCAGCAGGTATTACAACAAACACCACAGGACTACACGCAGATGTTGTAGTGGCAGATGATGTTGTTGTTCCAGACAATGCTTACACAGAAGAAGGTAGACGTAAGTGTTCTGCCTCTATGTCACAGATGGCTTCCATCTTGAACACTGGTGGTATTGTAAAAGCTTGTGGTACACGCTACCACCCAGCAGATCAGTATAGTATTTGGAAAGATCAAATGGTGGGCATCTTTGATGATGACACAGGTGAGCAGACTGGAGAAGAAGCTATATGGGATATTATAGAAGAGGTGGTGGAAGTTGATGGTAAGTTTCTTTGGCCTAGAACGTCACGAGCTGACGGAAAAATGTTTGGTTTTAATCGCCAAGAGCTTGCGCGTATCAGTGCGATGTATTCGGATCGTACACAGTTTTACGCGCAGTATTATAATGATCCTAACGACCCAGAAAGCGCGAGACTCGATACAACACGCTTTCAATACTATGACAAGAAAAACTTACGACAAGTTGCTGGAAATTGGTATTTTAACGACGATAGATTAAACGTATATGCAGCGATAGACTTTGCATTTAGTTTGAGTCTAAAAGCTGATTATTCCGCTATAGTGGTTATTGGTGTTAGTCCTGCTAATGATGTTTATGTCTTAGATATAGATAGATTTAGAACAGATAAGATCAATGAGTATTACAGCAAGATTGAACGTATGCACCAGAAATGGGAATTTAGGATCTTACGTGCTGAGGTTACAGTGGCACAGGCTGTTATTGTTAGAGATTTAAAAGACAGATTTAAGCAAAATGGCTCCATTCTTAAAATAGATGAGCACAGACCTAATAGGCATCAAGGTAGTAAAGAGGAACGAGTGGCGGCAGCTTTAGAGCCGCGCTATGATAATCTTCAGATGTGGCACTATAAGGGCGGGTATACGCCTGCTCTAGAAGAAGAACTCATACAAGCCCGTCCTAAACACGATGACATAAAGGATTGTCTTGCTTCTGTGGTTGAAATAGCGAAAGCCCCTAAACAAAAAGTTGAGAGAGATACAATGGGAATGAATCCGCAGATGACCCACAGTAGGTTTGGAGGAATAGTTTACCGATGAGTACACTTGAAACCACCAAGCGCATCTTGGAAAAAGAATCCTTAGCGTCCTTTATTGTGGAACAGTGGGATGAAAAGAAAGGACAAAGAGCCACATGGGAAGCAGAGAAGCGAGAACTTAGAAACTACATCTTCGCAACAGACACCTCCAAAACAAGTGGAAACGCCCTCCCTTGGAGAAACTCCACCACAATTCCGAAGATTTGTCAAATACGTGATAATCTACATGCTAATTACATTAGTGCGCTTTTTCCTAATGATGATTGGCTAAAGTGGGAAGGGTATACAGCAGACGACGAAACCAAAGAAAAGCAGGATGCTATACAAGCATACATGTCTAATAAGGTTAGAGAAGATCAGATGCGCAGCACTATCTCCACTCTTACTTATGATTATATAGACTTTGGTGTCTCTATAGCTGATTGTATCTGGGTTAATGAGAGTAAAAAGGATACGGAAACTGGAGAGATTATCCCCGGCTACGTAGGCCCACGAAGTGTGCGTATTAGCCCTCTTGATGTTGTATTTGATCCTACAGCAGCTTCTTTTGAAGCTAGCTGGAAAATTACAAGAACAATTAAACATCTAGGCACACTAGAGCTTGAGTGGTTAGCTACAGGAGATGAGGTGGCTAAGGCTGCAATAGATGCAGCTAAAGAAGCTCGTGCGCATTTACGTAACATCACTAAAGATGATTTTGATAAAGCAGAAGCTTTTGCTATTGATGGGTTTGGTGACTACTACTCTTATCTAGGTAGTGGCTTTGTAGAGATCTTGGAATTTGAAGGCACTCTACACGACCCAGACACTGGAGAGCTGTTAAACGACTACTTGGTGACGATTATAGATCGTACGCGAGTATTGCGTAAAGCTCCTATTCCCGCGTGGAAGCGTGGTGGTTATAAAGTTATGACTGCATGGCGTAAACGCCCTGACAGTTTATATGGCATGGGCCCATTAGACAATCTAGTTGGTATGCAATATAGACTAGACCACTTGCAGAATGCTACAGCAGATGCTCGCGATCTAACTATTATGCCTCCTTTATTAGTTAAAGGCGAGATGCAAGAAGATAGTCAGTGGGGGCCTTTTGCTAGATTTCAGCTAGACGAAGACGGAGATGTCAGACCCCTATTCACTGGAGCTAACATACAAGCTATGGAAGCTGAAATTGCCTTCTTGATGAATATGATGGAAGAGATGGCAGGCGCGCCTAAGAGCGCTATGGGTATTCGTACTCCCGGAGAAAAAACTGCATTTGAGGTTAGTAGCTTAGATAATGCTGCTGGGCGTATCTTCCAAGAGAAGACTACACAGTTTGAAATAGAATTACTAGAACCTATACTAAATAACATGCTAGAGCTAGCAGTTAAGAATATGTCAGGTAGTGATGTTATTCGCGTCATGGATGACGATCTAGGTGTTGCAGACTTCCTAGAGATCACTAAAGCAGACATTACAGCTGCTGGTAAGTTGCGTCCTATTGGAGCAAGACATTTTGCACAACAAGCTCAACTCTTACAGAACATCGTAGGTTTGTCCAATACACAGCTCTGGGCACAGATCTCTCCACACTTCAGCTCTAAAGGCTTAGCTAGACTAACAGAAGATATGTTAAACCTACGTAGATTTGATCTCTACGGAGATAATGTAGGTCTTATGGAGCAAGTGGAAACACAGCGCTTGTCTCAGACAGCGCAAGAGAATCTAGAAGTAGAGGCTGCCACTCCTGTAGAGGGAGGTGAAGATGAAGCCCCGTTGGAGTAGATCTTTAGACGAGCAAGCCAAGAAAGAGATGGAAAGAGATTTTGCTAGTTCCATTCTTATAAGAGAAAAGCTACAAGAGATTTTAGAAGAAGAGATTGATAAGAGTTTAAAAGAGATGAGGGATGTTGCTAAAAACCGCAACGTTTCTTCTCTTACAGAATACTATGCAGATGAGCTTAGTAAGCAACGTACTTTAGAGTATGTTATTAGTTTAATTAAATAGGTAATAAAGAATGTCAGATAACCTTTTTGAACCACAAGAAGGACAGCAATCAACTCAAACCGCTGCTCCTACCACAGAACAGCAAGCTCCACAAGGGCAGGAGCCTACTCAGCCCCAGACCACTGATCCAAACACCTTGTTCGCAGACCAGCTTACAGGAATTGTAGGAACAGATGGACGACAAAAATACGCAGACGTAAGTACAGCGTTAAACAGTATTCCTCATGCACAAACCCACATACAGACTCTGGAGAGTCAAGTGGCAACGCTACAGGAAGAATTAAACAAACGTGAAGGCATGGAGCAACTTATGGATCGTATTAAGCCGCAAACACAAGAAACAGAACAACCTTCTGGTAATAATGTAGATGCAGCTCAGCTAGGGGAATTATTTAATCAATTCTCCAATCAAAGGGAACAAGCCCAAACCGCAGCTAGTAATGAGATTGCATTTAGCAATACCATGCGAGAGAAGTTTGGTGATAAAGCAGGGGAAGTATTGGAACAGAAAGCAACAGAATTAGGTCTATCTACAGAGTTTATGCAAAGCGTAGCTCAGACTAGTCCTAAAGCAGCACTTAAGTATTTTGATGAAGTTGTTGCAACTGGAGCCCAGCCCACTACTCCTAGTAATAATATAAATGCTTTAACTCCTGCTCCTGCTCCAGATAAACTAGCCTCGGCGCAAGCGCAATTGTTTGGAACTAAAAATCCAAACATTGATAAATGGCGAGAAGCCGGATCTAATATAAATAACTAGAGGAATAAATTATGTCTCAAATTGCAGGCACTCCGGGTGGCGGCGCTGCTACTGGTAACTCCGATGCGTTCATCGAAGCACAACAGTACAGTAACTTCATCCTAATGAATTTGCATGATGGTATGCTTCCATCAACATTGTTTCGTAATGTATCTGATTTTGATTCAGGTACTACACTTAACATTAAAACCGTAGGTACGGTCACTCTGCAAGAAATTACAGAGAACGAAGACCTAACTTACAACCCAATTGACTCAGGTACTGTTCAGCTACAGATCTCTGACTATATCGGCCACGGTTGGTATATTACAGACATCTTGCGCCAAGATGGTAGTCAGGTTGAAGTGCTACACGCACAACATGCTTCTGAAGCAACACGCGCTATTCAAGAGAACTTTGAAACTCGTTTCTTAGCTACAATGAATTCAGCACAAACTGCATCAGATCGCAACTTAATCAATGGCTTCTCTCATCGTTTCCGAGCTTCTGGCTCTAACCAAACGTTGGCAGACGATGATTTGATTGATATGCGTCTAGCATTCGATAAAGGTAAAGCCCCTGTTGGCGGTAGGCTTGCTATCTTAGATCCTGTATCAGCAGCTGCGTTTGCAAAACGTGCCACTCTTACAGCTAATCTAGATGCAGCATCACCACTAACACAATCTCTTGTTAAAGATGGTTTCCATAAGGAACACCAGTTTGTAACTGAGATTTATGGGTGGTCTATCTGGACATCAAACCGTCTACCATCAATTGATGCTGAGACACTAACATTGTTTGATGGCACTAGTTCAGCTTCTACTTCAGGTACAGCTAACATCTTTATGTGTGTTGGTGATGACCAAGTGAAGCCGGGTATGGTGGCTTGGAGACAAGCTCCTAAAGTAGAAAATGGCCGTAATCGTTCTAAGAAACGTGATGAGTTTGATACTACTGCTCGTTGGGGTGTTGGCGCACAGCGTCTTGATACTCTCGGTGTTCTTGTAACTTCAGCCACTGCAACCGAGTAATAGGAGAATATATTATGGGTTATGAAAATAATACAATGAACTTGGCGACAGGTTCAGCTTACACACACTACGGCCCTCGCGGTGTTCAGGACTCCACAGTTCTGAGCGGCGGCGAAGTTCATGGTGATGGTGTTGTTAAAGAACTAGTCATCTACTTGAATGGAGATGACTTTGGTGGAACAGCTACAGCTGTTGCAACGTCTTACACTCTTCCTGCTGGGGCTGTCGTAAAAGAAGCCACTATGGAAGTAACTTCTGCAATCACTATGGGTAATGCTGATAACGACATTGTTATTGGTACTAGTGGTAGTGAAGCTACAAATGGTGTAGATTTTGACAACACTACTGGTGCTGTTGGTACTTATTCACAAGATGCTATTAATGGTACATGGGCTGCGCCTCTGGCAGCAGACACTGTTGTATCGTTTGACGTATCAGGCACAACACCATCTATGGATGGTGGGCAAGCTAAAGTTGTGATTCGTTACACCAAGATCTAAACTAAAGGAGCCCTTCGGGGCTCCGTTCTTTTTGGAGAACAGTATGAATTTTAATAAAGATGTTTTAATTGCTAGGCTTAAAGAAAAAACTACATGGCTTGGTATTGCAGGTGCTGTAGCTCTAGCTTTAGGCTTAGGCGAAGGCGGTGCTGAAGGCATTGCTGTGGCAGTGGTTACTGTGCTAGCTCTAGTTTTTCCTGAGTCAGACAAGTAATGGAAAGTATGCTTTTAGGAGCCTTTGGGCTCCTGCTTCTACTTTGGGTGTCTTACACCAAAGGTAAGACAAAAGCTAAGAAAGAAAATATACAGGATATTCTAAATGCTGCTAAACAAGCTAAAGAGATTCGGGATACTCCTACTACTGCTGATGATGATCGGCGGGTGCTCATGGAATACAAAGACAAGTGACTTGTGTTATTCTTATAAACCTCCTACATTGACACAGGAAGAAATTGACTTCCTATCGGAAGAGAGCCTAAAAGAGATGGCAGATAACATACGTATATACAATAAGGCCTGTAAATGAAAAATGCACCTAATCTAACACTACTTCCGTCAGATCTCTCGCTATGCAGCAATGGTACGATTGAGCTGAATTACACGGCTGTACCTACAGGGTGGAGTTTAGGTGCGCTACCTGCCACCCCCGCTAATGACTCTGCGGGTTGGTTGGGTGTAACTAGCCCAGTAGAGGCTACAGGGACTGGTACTCGCTACGACATAGGCGGCGGGAATAACTACGGCACAGACTTAGCAGATTTACCTTGGGGCAGCTTACAACCGGGCGATGCGGTTAATGTTTACCATAGAGCTACTCCGTATAGGGAAAAACCCCTTATTACAGAGGCAGGAACCGCGCTTAACCCCATTATAATCAACGGTGTTACTGATGAATTTGGTAACCGCCCTATTATTGATGGTGAAAATGCTGTGGCTCTTATGCCTAATGAGCGTACTTACTTTGATGGTGACCACGTAGGGGACAACGCTTTTGAACAAGGTGTGGTTGTATTCCACCGCAAATCCACTGCAACTGGTGGTGTGTACGGATCAACAGCAGATCATATAAAATTTCAGAACTTCCATGTAAGAAATGCAGATGATGGAATGCAGTATACAGTTAATGGAGTTACCCATACCTATTTAGATTATGCTAGGGCTATTTGGTTATACGCTAATGAGTATATAACTATCGAAGGGTGTATAATAGAGAATGGACAAGAGGGGCTTTTTGCAGGCGCTCCGGGAGAGAAACCTTGTAAAACTGTGACTGTTCGAGGTAATCGTTTTATAAATAACGGGTTTGAAGCTGGATTTCTTGCTCACCAGTTATACATGTTGTGTTACTGTGAACCTGACGAATACAATGTGATTGAAGGTAACTACTTTGACTCTATCCAGACTCCTATCTGTGCACAGGCTAAGGTAAGATCTGCTGGTACTGTAATAAGGTACAACACCTTTAAAGCAGGTGGTAGGATTATAGATTTAGTTGAGGCACAAGATACCCTCGTTGATTTCATGTACTTGAATTATACCCCTCAACAAATTGTTGATAAGTATAGGACTAGTTATATCTACGGTAATGTTATTGTAAATGATGATTCACTAGGAGATAACGGTTTAGCGGATTGGATTATCCACAGCGGGTGGGATACTTTAGAGTATAATACTGCTGGTCTTGGTGGTGCGATAGGTGAACCTACTGGTCGCGGCATTGGTGGCGGAAAAACATACGTATTTAATAACACAATATATCGGGATTCTACGTATAACAATATTCCTACCAGAGCTTGGAGGGGTGGCCTATTCGATGTAGATGGCTTCGCAGCCTCTCAAGAGGAGTCTACTATTGTCGCAGCTAATAATGTTATTCAATTATCAGGCGGTACACTGGCAGCTCAGATGCGATTTACTGGGCGTCTAGATTGGGAATCCACTAACCTAGTATTCCTTGAGGATATCACACTACTCGCAGAATCTGATGAATATGCAAATACCTTTAATTCAGGGGATGACCCAGCGGTTCTCATTAATGCCAATGATACAAGAATCACTACTAACCCATTATTAACTGACCCAAGCAACGTTAACTTTTTGCTTCGCGACTACACCCTAAACACAGGTTCCCCTGCAATAGGGGCAGCAACAGCCTTACCAGCAGAGTTAAGTGCTTTCCCAGTACAGTTTAACGCAGTGGATGTAAGCACAGGGGTTATGTCCCCAAGGGCTACAACAGCTAACTTAGGAGCTATAGAGTGAGTTACAATAATGTAGGGCCAGTTGTTCTTACTGACTCTCAGTACTTAGATTCATCTGCAGGGGCGGTTACCGCTGCTGACTTAGACAATTTAGTCGTGGAATTCGATGTTGAGTTTGATACAGCCTACGATTCTGGCTACGTGTACCTAGGCGATATAACAGCACTAAGTCCGGGATCTGATGTAATGATCATCAGAATGCAGCCTGACGGAACCAATCTAAATTTCTTCTTTACTGAACAGAACGACTACGCAACGGCGGTGGTTTTTGAGCCGCCTAACACATCCGCACAACCTCTAGCTCTCAACACGGTCGGTTCAGTAAGAATCACGCATGACGAGACTAGATTGCTCAGCGTGTACCTGAACGATGTTTTAGTCGATAGCGGTATTCATGCCAACGTTTTAGATATGGGCGTTGAGCGCTTTCATCTTGGCTACGGCGGAGCGGGTAATGCAACGTTTACGAATATCAATGTTCAGTCCGTAGTCACGCCTGCAATTGTTTCGCATGAGGCTGTTTTTTATCTCGGTCAAGGCTACTACGCAATCAATGCGGAAGGCATACCTGTTTCAACATATTACGGCTCAGACATAGGCGGCGAAGATGCTGTCTTTGTAGGCCGAAACGATCCTTATCTTATATTTCAACTAACAGACGAGATTAACGCATTGACTGCAAATGACCCTGCTGACGATCCAGCCACCCTAGGCTATGAAGTTCGCATTTGGTATGGAGATTAAATGGCCACTTTAACACTAGACCCCACCATATCAGCCACAGGTAACGCAGTATTTAGCGGCACCACAACGGCAGTGGATGGCACAACAACTATTATCACTGATCCAAGCAACGCTGTATTTCACGGACGTAATGCTGGAGGTAAGTTTTATATTCCGTCAAATGAGGCGGAATTCTCCATAGCTACACACATAATGCAGCCCTCAAGCCAATTAGCTGACAATGAATCATATGTGTATGACCCGAATATATTCAAGCTGCAAGCGGCTAATACATGGCTCCATCTTTATTGGAAGGGCGGAGAGCACGTTGATGATGACGGCGCTATTTACGGCCAAATATCAACTGATGATCAAGTTACATGGGGCACTGAGTTCTTAATTGCTGACGATGCTTCAGGCTTCGATACGCGCAACATAGGCGGCGGTGTGAACCCTGCTAATGGCGAGATAATTCTATTTTATCGAGTGTACAACGTAAACATTGCCACCGGCGTAGAC